TTCGCTCTCTTAAGCAGGCGAAGTTCATCGTCAAGAACATTGAGCGAGAGCTCGAGGATCTTGAAATCGCCATCAATGAGAAGTTAGAGTAATGGACGATCGGTTCCGGCGCGAATATATGGGGGATTGGGATTGGGATAGTGGTCCTCGTCTTCGTGGTCGGCCACTCGACGTGGACTTTCTCGGCTTTCGGTCTGATACGTACGCGTTGCAAAGGGCGGGATGGCAGATTTCGGAGGAACGTAGTCACTATGACGACGACATTCGGATAGCGATACGACACCCCGGCCACCATATATCGGGGATGTCACGCGGAATCCCGCGTGACCATCTGATAAGCTGGGCTAACAGGTATGGACGGAATCATATACATGACAGGCCTCTGGTTCTTCATTTCGAGCTGGCTATCCGGTACGTGATTCGTACGCATACTGACCATCCTCCGCTATTCATTCCAGTGGACGCGACTCCACGGTATGAGAAGGCTTTATGTGAGCGTGACCTCTATGATATGCCGTATTTCAGGCCGATTGATGAAGGGAAAGAAATCTTCCTGAGGAAGGCGAGTGTGGACGAGATCATGCAGATAGCCTTGGATAAGCAGGAGCCAGAGCAGGCTCGTATAAGAGCGGCTCGTCAGGCAGAATCTAAAAGAGAGGACTACAAGCGAGGAGGGACAACGAAAGCGAAGTTAATTATGGTAGGGTAGACAAAGGGGTTCCATGTGGAACCCCATAAACGACATGAACGTATAAATGTAAAGAGGAGCAAAACCGTATGAGTAAAGTAAAAGTAAATCCGAGCAACCTGACAACCGACATCGTTATATTCAGCTACGTACAGCTGTTTGAGCCTAAGGTGAACCTGTCCGGGGTCCCGAAGTATTCTGCATGTCTGCTGTTGGATAAGTCCAACAAGAAAGAAAAGGCCAAATGGGATGGTGCTATTGAGTCCGCTATTCAGGTAGGCATCTCCAAAGGCATGTTTACCGCCAACCAACGTCCTATCTTGAAGCTCCCTATCAGGGACGGTGACGCGGAACTGGCAACAGAACAGAAGAAGGGCGCGGAGTACAAAGAGCGTTGGTTCGTAAACGCAAATGCCAATGTGACTGATCCGAAGACAGGAGTTACCCTTCCTCCTCCTCAGGTTATGAAACCACAGGGCGGTGTGGCTGTTCCGATCCTCGACCAGACTGAGTTTTTCAGTGGGTGTATCGGAAGAGCTATCATATCATTCTTCCCTTACGATTCAGGCGGATCAAAAGGTATCGCAGTTGGTATCAATGGCGCATATAAAACCGGTGATGGAGAGCGTCTGGACGGCCGTGCTGATGCTAAGTCCGTATTCGCAGAGTTCGCTGAAAAAGACAGTGACGCAGATACCCCGGCAAACGACGATTTCAGTTAACTAACTTAGACCACCATAATTATGGTGGTCTAACCAAACAGAACAACGGAGACAATAATGAAAATATCAGTAGTAAGAGTCAGTGTTGGCGTAACTATCAACTTGGGGAACTTCGAATCTTTAAAGATTGCGTACGACGCAGAAGCGGTACTGGACCCGGAAGACGGCCCGGTGGAGTCGATGGATACCCTGCGCTATGCCCTGACTGAAAAGATTCGGGAAGACCTGTCGGAGTCTGCTGGCGGAAAGAAGTACTTGATGAAGCACCAGCCTGTTCCGGCCCCTGACGACTGTTTTTAGTTAACACGCACTAAAGGGGTTCCACGTGGAACCCCTTTATTATAAACGGAGGACATATTATGGCTAAACCAACCAAACCAATGGTACACTTTGACAAGGAAGTACAATCGGGCGTTCCTATTGATTGGGGGCGCCACCGATTTCTCAAAGACAAAGACGCTGCATTTAGATGCATGGCGTGGTCGATCAATTCCCTCCCTACTAAGTTATGGCTCCCTGGTATGGACATCCCTGCCCCCTTCCTCAACCCCGAGGACTACAATTTCTCCGCGTTTAACATTCAGTTCGACCAGCTTGCAGTGAATATAGTCGGCCCTCGTTACGGGTTCAAGCCAATACCTTTGGAGAATTGCTATGATGTTATGGCGGTCGCTGCTCGGTACGGCTTGCCTCAAGGTTTGGGAAAGTTGGGTAAGGCGCTTAAAGTGGACATGCCTAAGATGACAGAAGGTAATGCGTTGGTTAAGCTATTTTGTACACCCCCGTTTTGTAATCCTAAGAAGGACGAGGCATGGCATCAGGCCAAGTTTCGTATATTTTGTGAGTACTGTATGCGCGATGTAGACAGTATGAAAGAGATCATGAGCAAGATGCCTGCGCCGTATTTATCAGATGACGAGCAGCAGATATGGTTGGAGAATGCCCGCATGAACGCGCGCGGTGTCCCTGTAGATCATGCGGCTGTTGTACGTATCAATCAGGTAGTGTCTCATTACAGAATGGTAGAGACTAAGAAGATACCGAAGCTAACGGACGGGGCTGTTGAAACCGTTGGTCAAGTCAAGGCGATACGAGCATGGTGCAGCGAGCGAGGTGTAGAATTGCCGAACCTTCAGGCGCAAACTGTAGCCGATGTTGTGAAGGGGTTCCACGTGGAACCCTTTGACGAAAAAGTGCTAAAGCTCTTGAAGCTGCGTCAAGCGTTAGGCGGGGCGGCTGTTAAGAAGTTCATCAGGCTTGAGAACATGACCGTTGAGGGCCGCATCCATGACAACAGCCGTTATCATGGTGCTGGTACTGGCCGGACGACAGGCGGCGGATTCCAGATGTTGAACATGCCGCGTAACAAGATAAAGCCGGATAAAGGTGAGGCGTATGAGGACGCGGTCGAGAGGGTTATAAACTCTTTCTATGATACCACCATATTAAAGGATAAGGAGCCGCTCGAGAAGGCTAAGGCGCTGGTCAGACCTATGATCAGGGCAAGCGAGGGTAAAGTTATTATGGCGGCTGACTGGTCGTCTATTGAGTACATCCTGTTGATGTGGTTTGCTGGCGAGTCGGACAAAGTTGAGCGTTTTCGGGCTGGCTTCGATCCTTACATCGACTTCGCAACTAAGCTGTTTCAGGTCAACTACGACGATGTAACTAAAGAGCAGCGTCAACAGTCAAAGCCCCCGATACTTGGTGGTGGATATATGCTTGGTGCAGCTGGTTTGGTGGCCTATGCAGAAGGCTATGGAGTGTACCTGACGTTGGAAGAGGCGCAGACTCTGACTAACATGTATCGTACCGATCATCCTCGGGTGAAGAAGAGCTGGTACTCGCTAAAGAACATGGCGCACATGGCTGTCAAGAATCATGGGGTTCTATATGTAACCCATAAGACTGAGTTCAAAACGATCTACGACAAGACAGGAACTCACTGGCTGCGAATGACGTTACCATCAGGGCGCGCCTTATACTACTGTCAGCCTCGGTTGGTGAATGGGAAGTACGGGCCAGTCATTAAGCACAGGGGCGTTGATCCTGACAATAAGATCTGGACGTGGGTATTCTTAAAGCCCATGCGTATCATTGAGAATATTATTCAGGGGCTTGGACGAGACATTCTGATCCCCGGAATTAACAGGTTGGTTGCTGCGGGGTATAGCCCTTTAGTGACCGTATATGATGAAGTAGTTATGGAAGAACCCGAAGAGTCGGCAGGGGTTAGGTTCGATCAGGCAGTGCGACATATGTGTGTGCCTCCTACATGGGGTCCGGACATTCCGCTGTTTGCTGACGGGTTCATTGCACGTAGGTATAAGAAAGATTAATTAGGAGGTATAACGATGGACCCTGTGTTGATTATCATCATCATCATTCTTATTATAGTGATAGGGATGGCTAACGATGGAGGTGGGCCTGATGGCACGATATAACAAATACACGGTTATAAAAGAGAACGTGATTGAGGATCACCTGACAAATCAGGTGGCTAAGATGGGGGGCAAAGCCATTAAGTTCAACCCCCATAATAACAGGGGGTTGCCGGATCGTATATGCTTCTTCCCCGGCGGGCTCGTGTTGCTCGTCGAACTGAAGCGCCCCGGTCTACGGCCTCGTAAGAATCAGGAACGCCAGCTTCAGTTCTTTCGGAAGCTTGGCTTTCAGGCTACGTGGGCGGACACTACTAAGCGAGTGGACGGAGTGTTGGCGTGGGTCAAGCAATATTTAAAAGATCACAGGATGGGGTTCCATGTGGAACATGTATGTTACAGGAAGGAATGTGTATTACGGAGGGATAAGAAATGAGCTTGAGTGATAACATACTAAACGAGATAGAGAACCTCAGGCGGGTGTCGGGGACTCTGGAGAAGGAGAGGATTCTTCGTAGAAACCAGACGAGCCCGGCGTTTACTCGTATCTTACAATATACGTACAACCCCTTTGTTAAGTATCATATACGTAAGATCCCTAACGAGGTGAGGGGCGCGGGATACGGAGAGCTTAATCAGGAGACATGGATTCTACTGAATAAGCTGTCACTGCGTAAGATAACAGGGAACGTAGCGAGGGAAACGCTATTTGAGTACATGGTTAACCTGTCCCCATCAGCCGCAACGATTCTACGATTGATTATTCGGAAGGACTTGAAAGCGGGGATCGCCACCAAAACAATTAACAAAATCATACCGGGCCTGATACCTACATTCGATTGTCAACTTGTCGAGAACTGGGTCGAATCCAAGACTAACTATCCTCTGTTAGTCGGACCGAAGATTGACGGTACTCGCGGTGAGAAGAGAGGCGGGAGCATATATACACGGCGGGGCCACCGCATAACGGGCGTACAGCACATCATCGACTACCTGAGTACGGTCAGTTCTGATATGACCGCATCGGGGGAACTGTGGATTCCGGGTATGCCTTTCCGTAGATCGGACGGTATCATGAGATCGAACAAGGAAGAGAAAACGAACGCAAGGTACGCCCTGTTTGATGTACCGAGCATGGGCTCTCTGCCCTTGGAAGAACGATTGAAATACTTGTCCCGAACGTTCTATCCGCTGGAGTCTAACCCGCTTCCGCCTGTCTGCCACATACCGCATTTATTGGTGGCTAATCTGGCGGAGGTAGACAAGCTTTACAACTACTGGCGTAGTCGTGGGTATGAGGGACTCGTAGGTAAAGACCCTACGAGCTTGTCTCGTATGGGTAAGAGCCACGATTGGATGCGTAAGGTGAATACGATCAGCGCGGAGTATAAGATCGCAGGCGTGTACGAGAGTGAGGAGCGCCCCGGCTACATGGGCGGCATCATTATAGAAGGAGACAAAGGAAGCATAAAAGTCGGCTCCGGGTTCGTAGACTCTGAAAGGGAGGAGTACCTGCGTAATCCGGGTTTAATCATAGGCAAGTTTGCCACTATCGAAGCCAAAGAGAAAACGGCAGCGGGCTCATTGAGGCAACCAATATACAAGGCCATTCGGTGGGACATATAAATCTGAGGGGGGTATTATGATTCCACAGGAGCTAAAAGGCATAACCCAATGGACGTACTCCTTCGCGGCGGACGAACTAAAGAGGCCAAAGCATAGCCACTATACGCCCAACGGCAGTCTGACCTTTATACAGGCGTCTACTGTTGCACGTACCAGTAAGCTGTCGTTCGGCTTCTATACCACAAATGAAGACCCTTATGTCATAGGAGACATAGACCATATAGCAGACCCGGAAGACCCTACAACTCTTCCCGCTGCTATGACCAACCTCCTACTGAATAAGGGGCTGTATTGTGAAGTGTCTCCGTCAGGCGAGGGCATACGTTTCGTTGGACGACTACCAAATATCGAGGACAAGGGCGAGTTACGGGGTAAGATATTCTATACACGGTACCCTATGAAGGACAAGCGCGAGGCGCAGATAAACATAGCGCCTCCGTGGCTACGCTTCACAGGGAACCAAACGGCTTATAGCAGCAACGACATACCGGTCATTACTATTGAGGAATGGGACGAGGTGTTCGCGCTCAAGTTCGCGGCTGATGACGTGGTCGAGCAGGCGGTAAACAAAGGGGTTCCGCATGGAACCCCTAACCTTAGCGTCTCTGATGAAAAGCTTCCGGCTTTGCAGGAGACACTGATGGCATTAAAGTCGTTGCCCCTCGACCAGAACCTGCGGGTGCAACGAGCGTACGAGAAAGTGTTTGAGGAAGCGTACTCTCACTATAACTTCTGGTTACGGATTATTATGGCGGTCCATGATTACGCATCCCGCACGGGCTCCCGTATGGAGTGCTTGCAGGGTGTGGTGGCTTGGTCAAGAAAGGACGTCGACAGCTTTACTGGCGAGGATGACGTGATAGCTAAGTGGACATCGCTCAGTGAGAAGAGTGAGAAAGTTAGCTTCCATACGCTGTTCGCTGTCGCCCACCATAACCAGATCAACTGGCCGCAGCCTAAACCGTTAACCACCTCTCAGAAGAAGGCGGGCATACGGGCTAAGCAGCCGATGAATACGGAGTATGCAAACTTTAAGGAGTTGACTCAGTTCTACAATATAGTACTTCACCGGGACTCTCATGCTCATGCTAAGATGTACCTGTCCGGAGACAAGGACATGATAGACCAGTACTTCGCTACGTTTGATACTAATGAATACTATGAAGAGTACAGGGGCATATACGTAGAGAAGTCTTTGTCGACGGCGTTTCATATCATGGCTCAGGACGCCGGTTTTATAGGGCTTACTCATGCTCATATAACACAGCACATACGAGACTGGATGTTCCAGATAACGAGTGAGATAGACTTAGTAAAGAAGTACTTTGATACACCCTATGACGAGCTACCAGAATCGTATCAGGATAACAAGGACTTTTATCAGTCGAGTACGGTAGAGCAAATGTTCGCTTGTCTTACTCTGGACTACTTAACATCGGACCACAAGAAAGAGGAGGTGCTGTACTTCAAGTACTACAAGGCATGGCTTATGGGGCTTGTACGATCTTTATACTGGCCGGATGATCCTCATATGAACAACTGTGTTCTTCTCCTGACTGGTAAGGAGCAGGTCAGAAAGACCTCTCACTTTCGATATATGCTACCAAAATTCATGAGGGAAGAGCGGATAGCATTTACTACTCACGGCTTCTCTAACGAGGGCGCTATGCGTGACGTAGCGAAGCTGTCCGCCGGTAACAGTCTGTTGGTTTGGGACGAGGTTGAGCAGTACCTGACAGCGGAAACAGAGAGTAACTTTAAAAAGATCATAGACAACACGCCTCAGAAGTTTATTGACAAGTATGCGGTTGTCGAGACGGTATGTAAACCCGCTGCGATCTATGGCGCGACCTCCAATAAAAGGGAGTTCCGCCTCAGTGACACGGGGAGTAGACGACTGTTTCACATACCGGTTAGTTGGGTGGCGACCGATCAGCTGGATAGGATATGCTGGCATCGTATCGTCAACGACTTAAAGGCTGAGATTGAGAACAGTGATAAAGACGCACCACCTTGGCTATTGACTGACGCGGAGTTAAAATATCAGGACTCACTCCACGGACGCATAACTACTCAGTCAGGACTGGAGATCCTGTTGAGAGAGGTGTTCAATTTCAACTCTCAGTGTTTTATTCCGAACAATAAAAAAGAAATGCCGGACGTAAAACCATTGTCCGACCCACGATTCCTGTCTACTAAGAGTGTTATCGACCAGATCAATGTACACTCAAACGGAATGCTAAACGTCAACCGAGCGCACTTGACCAAGATACTACACAACTTATGCGGGAGGTGGACTGATACGAAAACGCAGACGAAAGTATTCACTAAGCCGAAGATGCAGATAACGAAAGGGCTCGCTTACTATGCAAGCTCTCATAAGTTATGGGTGCTGCCAGAGGCGACTAACCCATACAAACAAGACTAAACTAAGGAGGATCGTATGAAGACGGACTTAGACCATCTTCACCACGTATTCAAGAACCGACCCTCGGGGAGGCATACGGGGAAGACATTCGCCCGGTGCCATGAACTCGCAGCAGCTGTTGGGCTCGGAGATACAGATATAGCCTGCGAGATATCGTATTACCAGGACTTGTGTTATCTGAGAGATATGATCTCCTCGGTATTCAAGGACCTCGAACTCGATCTGGTTTGGGTAAATCCTAATTTAGCGCAGTCGGGAAACACGACAATACGCTTTATTAGCTCTGATAACTTCGACAGGGGGACGCGGGGTAGAAGATGCTACACTTTCGTTCCCATGAGACATCAAGATTAACTAAGGGGTTCCACGTGGAACCCCTATCATAAGGAGGTTAAATGCATAAGATTCCTGGATCAACATACTGCGATTGTGGGCAGTTAACACGACGCGTATTGGATAAGGCTAACGGGCCGGAGAAGGTTCCGATTGCTCAGAAGGATACTATTGGTGGTCATGCTGGAGGGTTCACGATGTTGTATCCGTCGCACCCTGCGGTAGACGGCATGTGCTGGCGATGTGTTAAACCAGAAGAGTATTTCGAACCGGGCAAGGGAGTACACGCATTAGACATTTATCAAGCCCCAGCTGCATGGGACGGGAGGTAGAATATGAAGTCGGAAAAATTTGAAGAGATTCTTAGTGAGCGTATTCGTAAGATTAAAAACATCTTGGCCAGTAAAGCGGACGAGTATGGGAGTGTTGACCGGCTGCATAATTTTAAAGTAGCCGCGAGACTCAACCATGAATCGCCGTTAGATTCTGCATGGGGTATGGCCACCAAACATCTGGTATGTATTGTGGATATGGTTAAGGGAGACTCGCCGATCACACCTTATATGGTGGACGAAAAGATAGGCGACATGATCAATTACTTGATTCTTATAGAAGCGATATGCCTTGAACAAATTGAGGAGCGGAGTGACTAAATGAAACCTATATCTGCGGCCCGCATAAAAGCGCATAAGCACTTCGATTTGCTATGGCAGTTTGGGGCCATGACTCGGTCCGAAGCGTATTCCTGGCTCGCCAGAACTATGGGGGTACTCAAATCGTCTTGCCACATTAAGAATTTTGATGAACAGCAATGTGAGGAGGTGATCCAACTAACAAAGAGGTACGTAGCAGACGCACTAATAAAGGAGGCGAATAAGGATGGCTGAGATTATACAACTCATACAGCCCCGTGAGTTTCAGAAGCGTGGGTCAGATATGATAACACAGAATGGCGCAACGTTCTTGATGTGGGATATGGGTGCGGGCAAAACTCTCACCTGTATCCTCGCCATGAAGAAGCTCGGGATGCCTGTTCTGGTTCTGGCTCCTCTTAATGCGGCCACCATAACATGGCCGGACGAACTCGACAAGTGGGCTCTCGACATCACGTATACGGTTCTGCATGGGAACAACAAGAAGCACCTCGCAAGCAGGGCGCATACGTATGATGTTACGATCCTAAACTTCGAGGGGCTCGGCTGGTTCTATAAGATGGTACAGCAGAAGGTGCTCAAGCTCCGGAAGTTCTTTGTTGTTTGGGACGAATCGTCTATGCTAAAGGATCACACCACGAAGCGGTGGGAAATCATGGCAGACGCGATGCCGATCTACAGCCCCTATCGGGTGTGTCTCAGCGGAACGCCAATGCCTAATACCTTGGTGGACCTATGGGCTCAGTACTATTTATTGGACGAGGGCAAGCGATTATCGCCAGCCTTCTATCAGTTCCGTAACCGGTTCTTTAACTACTCCGGCCCTCCAAGGTATGTAACAACCTTGAAGTATGGAGCGGAGGAGCGTATCTATGAGCGCATTGCCGACATAACAGACCGCCTCGGACCGGAAGACCACATTGAATTACC